GATCTTTTCCCCTTCCTTAGTTGGAGTAACTCCTATGCCAGGCCGAGATAGATCAAACATATACACCACGGACGAAGGTTCGTGGGAAAGGTTTGGAACTACCTTCGGCGGTGGACAAACGTTTGCGGGCCTGTCTTCCTGTTCCGATGTTGTCGGTCCAGGTGACAATGCCCCTTTACGTGTCAACCATGTTGAATTCAGTGGTGGTCGGATAAATCGCCCTTATCAGGGCTTTTTCTCCGCCGCCTTCTACGATTATGTAGCTGATGTGCTACATAATTCAGCTGAATTCCCTCACATAGGAGTCTCTGAAGACCCCAGTGACGTTGTTGCTGCTACGTTGGCAGCAGCCCGTACTAACCCGAGTCGACCTTATGTCGACATCCCGGTTAATATACTGGAGCTGGGAGAGTTGTCCCGACTTTGGCAAGTTGAAGGGAGAGGTCTTTTCGACACCTCCCTTCGTGCCAATGCTCAGGCCAATCTAAGATACCAATATGGGATTCGTCCCTTAGTTGGTGATCTGACTCGACTGTTGCACTTCGCTGACGTCGTTGATCGACGCGTCAGTGAGATACAGCGGCTCGTTTCCTCTCATGGTCTTCGGAGGACTATATCTGTCTGGCGGGGGTCGGCCACTATGGTCTACCCACGAACTATACAATCCGATGGACTCCTTATTCAAGGTGACTTTATCGGTAGTACGAGCATTGATATTCGAGCACACTGTAGGTGGTTACCTACGGATGTGCCCGCTATTTCTGCTCCAGCAGATATGCGTAGGCTTGCTCGACGTGCGGTCCTTGGCCTTACACTGGATCAATCGACCCTGTGGGAGGCCATGCCGTGGTCATGGCTAGCAGACTGGTGCAGTAACATCGGTGACTTTTTCAAGGCATCGAGAAATATTGTCCCAGCCGTTCTCAGTGACGTTTCTGTCATGAGACATACGCGGACGGAGTATTCTTACCCTGGCTCCTCTGGCTCGGATTGGAGTATAACTCCAATTTCGATAAAGAGGGAAGCAAAGGAGAGAGCTACCGCCTTTGTTGCTCCAACTGCCCAGATCCCGTTCCTAAGCGGGAGCCAGATGGGTATTCTTGCTTCGTTAGCGATAACGAGGTCAAGGTAGACCCGTTTCAATAACTCAGCAAGAGAATAGGAACAATTGCATGTTCGCAGATCCGCAAACCGTCACAGTCAACACGGTGGCGAAGGCTCTCGTTCGAATTAACCAGGATGGATACGGTTCAACGTATCTTCTCCGGTCTTCGACCGACGAGTATCGCTTGAGTATCAAGAACTCAACGTACACCGACAAGAAAAGGGCCGTTCAGATTGATCGGCACACTGTCGAGTTGGTGCACACTGTATTTCCTGTTGCTCCGGCAACGCTTTCCGTAATTCGGAAAGTGTACACGGTGATCGAGAACCAGCAGGGTGATACCCTGACTGACCCGACCTTCGTGGCCAGTGCATTGTATGCTTGGCTTACTGCCAGCACCAATGCAAATATCACCAAGTTGATGAACTTCGAGTCCTAGTGCGCTAACCTAAGTGCGACCTTGTAGAAAGTGTCGAGCTTAATGATTGCACAGTAAGAGACGAAGTGCACGCCTAGGCGTTCACTGGGCTTCGGAGGTACTTCGACCTTTAGGAGGGTCGTCGTAGATGGTGTGCGTTCTGCGGTTTGGATTTAGCACGAACTGAAAGGTTCAGTTAATGAAAAGCCAAACGAGTGCATTGCTCCATGTCCTGCAGGGACTTCATAAAGATGTCCTAGCAGCGTACCCGGCAATGAAGGGTTTGGATCTTGACTTCAAGAGACTCGCCCTTTGCTGTCAAACTCGAGGTCATAGCGTTTTCACACTAGACCTACCTGCTCTCGATGCCCTGTTACTACAAGGCCTTGAGACGGGGCGCCTTTCGCTTGAGGGTCCTCTATCTCGGAGGAAGTCCTCAAGGATTAGAGTGCCGAGACTTTACTCGGGACTCTGGTTGCGCGTGTTTGACAGATTTGCCTGCTTAAGGCAGGATGTCGATGTAACAGCTCTTTTCTTTCTCAGGCAGCTTTTAAGCCTGGGGAAGAAGCTTGCCGTGGAATGTACACCAGCGCGACGTTACGCCGCACTGGAGTCATACCATGACATCGAACAGAGACTTCTGGTCCCAACTCTTAGCTGGGATTCAGATTCGCTCGGCGAATGTCAACACAGTTCTGATCGTCATCTTGGCGATCGTTTTTGTGTTAACAGGATGTACGACCTTTTCGGGGCATCTCAAATGCGAGATTGCAGCGGACGGGTCGAAATCCTGCGAGACAGACGTCTCCTCGAGCAATGTCAGCACGTAGCTGACCTTGTTCTCGGCGCTTTCTACCGTTTTGAGCCGCTCGAGTTTTCTCTCGAACGATTTCAGAACAGTATGGGCATCGGCTTTAAGCATGGCGGTGGTGCTGTCTCCGAGCGAGTTCCTAATCACGAGAAATCGCGATTTTTGAACTGGCCGGATAAGCTCGATGACCTGTTTCCATATTCTGAATGCGGAACATTTCCAAACTCAGATATGGAACGACCCTCTCGTCATGAGAGTCCAAGTCGCCTGATATGCGTTCCTAAGACTGCTAAAGGTCCTAGGATCATCGCGTCTGAGCCGGCATCACATATGTGGTGCCAGCAGATGATGCGATCCTTTCTCGAAACGGAGATAAGCCGCCTTTTTAAGGGCAAGTTTATCGACTTTAAGAGACAAGGGAAATCAGGTGGGCTGGTCATTAGAGCGTCCAGGGACCGAAAACTAGCAACAATCGATCTGAAAGATGCTAGCGATCGGCTCTCGTGCTGGACCGTGGAACGGATATTTAGAAGAAAACCTTCTATTCTATCCGGTCTGCACGCCGCACGTACGAGGTACCTTAAAGACTCAGTCTCTAAGGAGTTGGGTTTCCTAAAACTTAGGAAATTCGCCTCGCAGGGCACAGCAACGACTTTTCCAGTACAGTCTCTCGTTTTCCTCTGCCTTTCCCTGGGTGCTTGCATCCACGGAAAAGTAAGTTGGCGGAAGATTTGGAAACTGTCGAGCCACGTACGGGTGTATGGAGATGATATTATCATTCCGACACACGGGTACGAGCGATTAGTGCGTATCATGGAACTCCTTCAGCTGAAAGTCAACGTAGCCAAAAGCTACAAAGACGGACACTTTAGGGAGTCTTGTGGTACGGATGGCTTTATGGGTTACGATGTAACTCCAGTTAAGCCTAAAACACTTCTCGCTGACAGCCCGGCATCGTGTCAGGCTGTTATTGATACCTGCAATAACCTCTTTTATAAAGGACTATGGCATGCATCAGACAGTCTCAGATCCACTCTCCCTCCACGTGTTCAACGTGGACTTAGGACGGTGGGTCAGCACGACGCTGGTTTCTCCGGGCTCTCCTCATATAGTGGAAGCGATGAATCTCATCTTAAGAAAAGATGGAATCCGCGCCTTCATCGGTACGAGGTTCGAACTTGGCAAATTGTTAGCCAAGGTCAGAAAAGAGCACGGGGCGAAGGCCACACGTTGCTGGATTTCTTTGCCAGCCAGTACAGTCATGAGAATCCTCGGACTGTATCTGAATACGTTGACCTTCGGAAAGCCAGAGATGGCTTTCGATGGGAGCCCCTCAATCCTGATGCTCGCGTGGCTCCTCTCCTGGGAACATCCCTGGGTCATTGCCAAAT